AGGGCGAAGCGATCGGTGCGCTGCGATGCGGCGCTGAGAATGACCGCCTGCGTATCGGTGAGTTTCGTCATGAGGTTGGCTCCTTGGATCTGTGGAACGGCGGGATGCCGGTTCCTACGACCCTGAGCCCCGCGCATGTAGCGGGGCGGTAGGAGCATTTAGAGTTGGGCACCTATTCGGCGTGCTCGCCTTCGTGGAAGGCGGCGTCTGTGACGCGGCGCAACTGGCTGGCGTAGAATTCGAGGTTGCCCACGTGGCCCCAGTGAAGGGTGTCGGGGTCGGCGTTGAAGTGATCCGCGCTCAAGGCCGCGAGGCGCTCCAGCATCGTGTCGATCTCGGCCTTCTTGGCGATGAAGGCGGCGAGTGCCTTGCTGTTGTCCTTGGGGCTGCGCATCGTGTGTTGTCCGTGTTTCCTGCGTTGATCGGACATTTGCTCTCCGTGCCCGGCTTATCCAGTCGATTGTGAGCAATGTGATTGCTATTCGAGAGGGCTTATAATCGTGGGATTATCGATCCGCGCTTATGCCGCCCGTCGGGGCGTCAGCCACACCAGTGTCAGAAAGGCGATTGCCTCCGGACGTCTCACGCCGGAGCCGGACGGAACGATTGACCCGGTGAGAGCCGATCGTGCCTGGGTCCGGAATGCCGATCCGTCTAAGGCCAGGAGCACAGCAGTCCTGAAGCCGGTGCCGGAAGCGGCAGTGGGCGCGGTGAAGGACACGCTCTCAGAGGCTGGCGCACCTGTCATCGGCGGCATGAGCTATCTCCACGCCAAGACGGCGGAGAAGGTTCTGACTGTGCAACTGCTGCGCGAGAAGCTCCGCCGCGAGAAGGGTGAGGTGGTCGAGCGTGACTATGCCATCGAGCAGGGGTTCTCTTTCGCTCGCCGACTCCGGGACCAGTGGCTCGGTTGGCCAGCCCGCGTCTCGGCGCTGATGGCGGCAGAACTCGGGGTCGATCCCCACAAGCTCGAGGCGCTTCTGTCGGAACAGGTCCGCGAGCAGCTCCAGGCTTCTGCAACCGATGAGCTTCGCCTGCATGAGCGCTCGCCTTGAGACGAGGTTTCAAGGTTGGAGACTCCAACCTTGAATTTTCCCAAGACGGTGGACAATGCCGAGTGACTATTCCGGCAACGCCGCCTTCCTGAGGAGCCTGACCGACGGCCTGACGCCCGATCCGCTGATGACGGTCGCCGAATGGGCCGACACTTATCGGATCCTGTCGGGAAGAGCGGCAGCGGAAGCCGGCAAGTATCGAACCTCTCGCACGCCCTACATGCGGGAGATCATGGAGAACCTCTCGCCTTCGAGTCCCGTCGAGCGGATCGTCTTCATGAAGGCGGCGCAGACGGGGGCCACCGAGGCCGGCAACAACTTCATCGGCTTCGTCATCCACCAGGCGCCGGGCCCCATCCTGGCCGTGCAGCCTACGGTGGAACTGGCGAAGCGCAATTCGCAGCAGCGTATCGACCCGCTGATCGACGACAGCGAGGCGCTGCGGAAGATCGTGGCGCCCGCGCGGAGCCGTGACAGCGGCAATACGGTTCTGGCCAAGCGCTTTCCCGGCGGCCAGCTGGTTCTGACGGGCGCCAACAGCGCCACGGGGCTCCGCTCGATGCCGGCACGCTATGTGTTTCTGGACGAGGTCGATGCCTATCCGGGCGATGTTGACGGGGAAGGGGACCCGATAGCGCTCGCAGAAGCGCGTACCGCGACCTTCGGGCACCGAAAGAAGCTGTTTCTGGTGTCGACACCGACCATCAAGGGTCTGTCGCGCATCGAACGGGAGTATGAGGCCTCCGATCAGCGGCGGTTCTTCGTGCCATGCCCCCATTGCGGAGCGATGCAGTGGCTGCAGTTCGAGCGTCTGCGCTGGGAGAAGGGGGAGCCTGAGACTGCGCATTACCTCTGTGAGGCCTGTGACGGGCAGATCTTCGAGTCGGCCAAGACGGAAATGCTGGCACAGGGCGAGTGGCGGGCCACTGCCGACGGAAATGACCCTAGGACACGCGGATATCACCTCTCGGCCCTCTATTCGCCGGTCGGTTGGACAAGCTGGGCCGGAATTGCCCGCAGCTGGGAAGATGCCCAGGCGAATGATGCCGCACTGAAGACCGCGAAAAACGTACTCTTGGGTGAGACCTGGATGGAATCCGGCGAAGCGCCCGACTGGCAGCGACTGTATGACCGCCGGGAGCGCTGGGTCCCCGGTACTGTACCTCAGAGGGCGCTGTTCCTCACCGCAGGGGCCGACGTCCAGAAGGATCGCATCGAAATCGACGTCTGGGGCTGGGGGCGGGGCCTCGAAAGCTGGCTCGTCGACCACATTGTCATCGAAGGGGGCCCGGATCGTCCGGCAGCCTGGACGGATCTCACCGCCTTGTGTGCTCGGACGTGGCGCCATGCCTCGGGAACCCAGATGCGGATCGTCCGGCTGGGCGTCGATACCGGCTACGAGGCGCCTGCCGTCTATGGCTGGGCGCGTGGTCAAGGCTTCGATCAGGTGGCACCCTTGAAGGGTGTCGACGGTTTCAACCGGCTGAGCCCGGTCTCAGGCCCCACTTACGTCGACATGACGGCGGGGGGAAAGCGCATCCGGCGCGGTGTCAGGCTGTGGACGGTGGCGGTCTCGAGTTTCAAGTCGGAGACCTATCGCTTTCTGCGCCTCGAGCGCCCGACGGATGAGGAGATTGCTTCCGGTATCACGCATCCGCCCGGCACGATCCACTTGCCGGCCTGGGCCGAGAGCGAGTGGTGCAAGCAGTTCGTCGCCGAGCAACTGGTGACGGTTAAGACCAAGCGCGGTTTTCAGAGACTGGAGTGGCAGAAGCTCCGCGAGCGCAACGAGGCGCTGGATTGCCGGAGCTATGCGAGGGCGGCCGCCTGGATCGCCGGCATCGACCGCTGGGGCGAGGATCGCTGGGAGGCACTGGAGACGGAATTGCGGGATGGAGCAGGCGTGTCGCGCTCAAGCGAACGAACGCCCGCCCGGAAGCAGAACACGCGCCCCGTTTCCGGAGCGCGTGATGGGAACTGGATCGGCCGAAGACGCGGCTGGATCAAGTAAGCGTGTGGCTCAAGCCTTGTTCTTGAGTACGTAGACGTAAGGCTTGGAGATGCCCAGATCCTTGGCAATCGCTTCGGCTGATTTCTTGGCCTTGAAGCCGGCAATCACCGACTTCCGCAGCTTGGCGACGTCAGCTGTACTGCGGCGAGAAACCTTGCGGGCTGCCGTCTTCTTCACGGGTTTCTTTGCCTTCACCGACTTCACGGCGATGGCCTTCTTCGTCTTCTTGCTTGAAGTGCCGGCACTTGCCGCGGACTTCTTCTTCGCCTTCTTTGCCATGCTTAATGACTCAGAGTGCGCGCAGCTGGTCGGCGGATTCCTTGCCGCTCTTGCGGTCGCTGACGATCTCGAAGGACACCGCCTGGTTTTCGTCGAGACCGCGGAGGCCGGCGCGCTCGACAGCACTGATATGAACGAACACGTCCTTGCCGCCGTTATCCGGCGCAATGAACCCGTAGCCCTTCGTGGAGTTGAACCACTTCACTTTACCTGTAGCCAAAACGTCGTCTCACTTCTTGTTTGAGTGTCGTTGCCGCTGTCCTGGACAGCGGGGCGCATCAAGACAGGGAAAACTCAACAAAGTCAATTGATCCGCCTGCGGAATTTGTCCGCTCGGTCAAAGTCTATTGAAGGAGAGCAAGTAGAATGCCTTGGTCTCTTCCCGAGCTCGACGCGCTGCGGAAAGCCTACGCCAGCGGCACGCTCAGGGTCTCCTTCGAGGGGAGGAGTGTGGAGTATGGGGCGGCGGCCGATCTCCTGAGCCGGATCCGGACGATCGAGGCCGAAATGGCCGCCCAGTCCGGCACCAGGCCGCCCAAGCGCAGTCTTGCCTCCTTCGGGCGGGGATAGATCAGGATGAACTGGCTCGATCGGGCCATCGGTGCTGTGTCTCCGGCTGCCGGGCTTCGTCGTGTGCGCCAGCGCCAGGCGCTTCGCCTGATAGCACGCGCCTATGAGGGTGCGAAGGCAGGGCGGCGCACGGATGGCTGGGTGACCGCAGGGACAGGCGCCAATGCCGAAATTGCACCAGCCAGTGCACGGCTTCGGGACCGCTCGCGGGACTTGGTGCGCAACAATCCCTATGCCGCTAAGGCGGTGGGGGCCCTTGTGAGCAACCTCGTCGGCACGGGAATCGTGCCGCGGGCAAGATCGAAGAGAACATCTGCCGCAAGGCAGGCCGACCAACTCTGGCTGCAGTTCGCGGCCAGCTGTGACGCGGACGGGCTCACCGACTTCGGCGGTCTGCAGGCACTCATCGTTCGCAGCCTTGTCGAGAGCGGCGAGGTCATCGTCAGGTTCCGGGATCGTCGCGTTGAAGACGGGCTGCCGGTTCCCCTGCAGTTGCAGGTGCTCGAACCCGACCACCTCGATAGTGCGAAGACCGAGGATCTTGCCGACGGCGGTTACATCGTGAATGGCATCGAGTTCGATGCGCTCGGGCGCAGGCGCGCCTACTGGCTGTTCCCGGTTCATCCGGGCGACTCCCGCGGGCGTGTTCTGGCGTCGCGACCGGTTCCGGCCCGCCAGGTGATGCATCTCTTCGAGCGGCTGCGGCCGGGGCAGGTGAGGGGTGTGCCGTGGTTTGCCTCCGTCATCCTGAAGCTTCGCGACCTCGACGATTACGATGACGCCGAACTGATGCGGAAGAAGATCGAAGCCTGCTTCGCGGCCTTCGTAACCGGTGCGCAGGACGAGGAAACACTCGGCAAACCGTCTGTTGGTTCGAGCGGCGACCGGATCGAGAGCTTCGAGCCCGGCATGATCGAGTACCTCGAACCTGGGAAGGATGTGAAGTTCGCGTCTCCCTCGGCCAACGGCGACTATGCAGACTACATGCGGATGCAGCTTCATGCCGTGGCAGCCGGTGTCGGCCTCACCTACGAGTTGCTCACCGGTGACCTGAGCCAGGTGAACTATTCCTCCATTCGCGCGGGGTTGATCGAGTTCCGCCGCCGGATGGAATCGCTGCAGTGGCAACTTCTCGTTCCAGGTCTGTGCCAGCCGGTCTGGGCGCGCTTCGTCGAACTGGCACAGGCAGCAGGCAAACTGCCTGAAGGCGAGATTACCGCAGAGTGGACCGCGCCAAGGTTCGAGGCCGTCGATCCGCTGAAGGACATCCAGGCTGATATCCTCGCGGTGCGCGCCGGTGTCATGACGCTGAAGGAGGCGATCGCGCGCCAGGGCTATGACCCCGCCCAGGTGCTGGCCGAGATCGCCGCCACCAATGCCGAACTCGATGCCGCGGGGATCACGCTCGACACCGACCCGCGACGCTCGACCAAGACGGGGCAGGAGAAAGCCGCTCCTTCCGACCTACAGGATCCCAACATCCAGAACTGACAAGGAGGGTTCGAATGACCCACCAGGACCCGCCGCAGAGCATTGCGGCGGAAGCGGACAGCTGCGAGCTTCCGCTCCAGACCCGCATGGACGTGCGGCTCATGCCGGACACAGCGATCGCCGAGGCCCGAACCATCGAGGTCGTATGGTCGACCGGGGCA